ACATCTTCTTTCTTAAACTAGCTTTACCTTTTTCTTTAAACTGCTCTACAATATCTGCATAATTTCGTTTAAGTGTTTTAGCTGATATATTTAACACACTAGCAATTTCATAGTCAGGACAGCCAATAGATGCTAAATTCTTTAAGATTTCTATATCAACCACTATCTTTGGTCTTCCAGCACCTTGCCTCTTTACTGTCTTATTTGCCTTAATTTTGTCCATTTTCCAACTTTGCTTTTAATCCTGTAAAGTTCTCCCACCTTTTAATAATTACATCACAGTATTTAGGGTCTAATTCCATAATTCTTGCTTTTCTATTTAATTTTTCACAAGCTATTATAGTGCTTCCTGATCCTCCAAAACAATCTATAACTATATCTTCGTTTTTACTAGAGTTTTCTAATGCCTTACAAACTAACTCAACAGGCTTTTGTGTTGGGTGTACATATTTAGAAGTTGCACCTCTACTCATCTGCCATATATCAGATTGAGATTTATCTCCATACCATTGCTCTCCACAATAGAATATAAATTCATGTTGTGGTCTATAATGACTTTGACCCAAACCAATAGACTTTTTATCCCAGACTACACAGTTTTTAATTTTATAACCAGCATCAGTTATAGCTTTATAAAACTCACTGTAAGTTCTCCAAGTAAAACATATATAAGCTGAACAGCCTTGTTTAGATTTCATTAATGCAGTACCTAAACTATCTTTTACTAAAGTTATTAAAGCATCATCTCTTAAATCATCATTTTTAATCATTCCATGTGCTTTTACTAACGCACCTTTTTGAGTACTACCCTCTGCTCTACCACCACCATAAGACATTCCATATGGCGGATCGGTAAATATCATATCAGCTTGTTCGGTACATAGTTTATCAAAGCTATCTATTAAAGTGCTATCCCCACACATAACTCTATGATTACCAAGTTTCCAAATATCTCCAAGTTTAGATATAGGTTCTTCAGGTGTTTCAGGTACTTCATCTTCATCAGTTAATCCTTGTTTCTCCTCAAATAACATATCGTTAAGCTGATCTTCATTAAAACCCAATAAATCTAATTTAAAATCTTTAGCTTCTAAATCTTTTATTTCCATTTTAAGTAATTCACTATCCCACTCGGATTCTTCAGCAGTTCTATTATCAGCTATTCTATATGCGTTTATTTGTTCAGGTGTAAGATTGTCAGCAATAGTTATTGGTACTTCTTTAAAACCTAATTTTTTACTTGCTCGGTATCTAGTATGTCCAACAACAATAATTCTATCTTTATCAACTACAATCGGTTGTCTAAAACCATATTCTTTTAAAGACATAGCCACCTTTTCAATAGCTGAATCTTTTAATTTTCTTGGATTATTTTCATAAGGTTTAATTGTATTTATATCGGCTGTTTCTATCTTCATATTATCCTTTTAGTAATTTAGTTAGTAAAGTCCATAGTTTAGGGTTTTGTTTAAATAGTTTTTCGTACCCATCTCCCACAGCTTGTGCAATAGGTTCTTCTCCTCGTTTATTTACATCTATATCGGCATGATTAATAATTATATGAAATAACTCGTGCATTATCGTATTGAATAGCTTTAATCCTTTTACCCTTTTATCTATTACAAGCAAGTTTTTATTAGGTTCATAGAATCCATATAAGTCTTGTAATATCTTGAATTGTACTGTGATCTTATTTCTGCCATATTTAATGCTTGGTATGTTCATCTTGGTTTAATGTGGCTCGTAAATATTCTAGTTGTAATTTAAGTTGTCTGTTTTCAATAGATAGCTTAATTATCCTAGTTCTACAATATTTAAAAATACGCAGTATAGCTTTCATTAATAATCCTTTATAGGCTCATCTTTCCATTTATGCTTTAAATATTTTTTATTACCTTTTCTTAACATATCGTAATGACCCTCTTCTCCTATTTTCTCATATCCATCTTTGATAGACTTACCTATTGATATATGTGTATTGTTCTTGTGTATTGACACTTGTTGCGATAGCTGGGCTGTAGGTGGTTTATCGCTATCTACATACTGATATAAGTCGTAATTTATAAGGTTAATAATCGTTACTTTTCTGTTAGGGTGGTTGTTGCTGGGCTGTAGCTGGGCTGTTCTAGTGCCTATCATTTTTCTACGCACAAGACGTTGTATGAAAGAACGAATTTCAGAATATGTCATACCAAATCTTTTAGCTGTAACTCTTAAAGGCATAATAGCCTCGCCTCTTTTAATAAAAACATCAGAGTCTAAAAATTTTAAAGTAATATCTCTATGTGATGCAGAACTTATAAAATATATCCAACAACTCGCCTGTAATAAGTTTTTAAATACAGGGCTTGAATATATATCCCTATATAAAATAAAATAACCTCTTTTTTTAGCCATTGCTCTCTTTCTCAATCATATCAATTAATTGCTTTTTAGAATATCTATTTAATAGTGTCCTAATTATGTTTAGTGTTTTTTTTGTCTTTTCATATTCTCTAGCACGATTGTTAGATACTACCTCAAAGTGTTCCTCTCTCATTTCAGCCATTGTTCTCTCCATTGTTATAGTTAAAAAAATTATTTGCTTCTTCTATATTCTCAATTTCTTTTAAAGTTCTTTGTAACATTTGTTGTTCAGTTCCATACATAGCTTCAAACTCTTGCTTACAGTTATGAATACTGAATTTTCCTGTATGGTGGTCAGGGCATAATGGAATTGTTTGATAATGATTTGCTTTTTGTGAAATACCAATATTACCTTTTCCATCTCCTAAATTCCTTATATGATGACAAATTGCTGGTCTTTGACATATAAGGCAATTAATTTGAGCAACCAACCTTAAATGCTCTCTCTCGGCTTTTGTTGCTACTTTTTTCTTTGCCATACTATCGCTTGTTTTCCATATTTAGTTTCTCGTCTTAAACCTGAGTCTACCACAAGATTCAATTCCTGTAACTCTCTGCAACGACCACAAACTGAACTTAAAGGCATATCCAATTCATCTGATATTTCATAATTAGTTAATGCTTTTAATTTTATAAGATCATAGACTTGCTCTCTTTTAGTCTTAATCTTTGGCTTGATTGTGGCTAGTGCTTTTTTAGAAGTTTCTGTATAATTACAAGATTGATAGTCAGTATCAAATATATCTAATTGTTTCATATCTTCCTCTCTATAAAGTGCTGGGCAGTAGAGAGAGAAAACCACCCAGCTATATTTATGATATGAAAATAAATACTTATCTCTTGCGAGATAACTCTCATTAGCATTTTTTTATTTATAATCATATCTTTAATTGATTCGTTTTTTATATGAATGATTTGTTATTGTCTATAAAATTCTAGTTCTAGCTTTAAATAAAATCAAAAAACCTAGTAAAATAGCCATTTTTTAGCTATTTACAATGCAACCTTAATTTTATAGATTATTTGTATGTTAAATAAAACTAACACTAAACAAGGAGAGAGCATAATGAATACAGTTAAATTAAATAAGAAAGTTTTAAGCTACAAAGATTATATAGTTTTTGAAACTTTAATAGGCGATTATGAAGTACATGATTATACTTTTAAAACACCTACAACTTGGTTGTGTTATATTTTTGAAAAGTCTGAATACACTTTAGATAAAGCAAAAGCAAAAATTGATGAATGTATAATCAATAATAGAATAGCAAGAGAGGAGAGAGCATAATGGAACATTTTTATTTAGCTTTAGTATTATCAATAGTAATAACTTTAATATGGGGAGAGAAATAATGAGAGAAGAAATAAAAGTTATAAAAGAAAATCTTAATTTTAATCAGTTGCCAAAAGATATTCAAAAAGGTTGGATAGATTCTATGGCTGATGATTTAATTGAATCATTTGATGATGGTGTCCATAATAAAAAAACAGCAACAATAGATGCTAAATTATATTATTATGATTGGAATAAAGATGTAAAATGGGTTTTATATAAATCTTCATTTCATGGTATTAGAGCAGAAACACAAGAAGATTTTAATAGAGAGGAGTATTAATGAGAATACCAAGCAACTCAAACTTTAGTAAAGAGATTGCTAAAAAGTTTAAACAAATTTTCCACCGAGATATGACTCTTGGTGGATTACAAGATTTACAGGAACAGTTAGATTTAATTGATTCTGTGGATACTCATTTGGTTAATCAAGTGAGTCAATTAAAAGGTAATAAACATGAACCTAAAAAAAATGTTTCAAATGCAAGAGCAGTACGACAAGAGTACACACAAAGAGAAAGTATTGTTAGAACAGTTGCTAAAAGTGAAACAAAAAAAAAAGAAGTTGGCTTGGCAGTTACATCAAGTTAAGTACCATCAACCAACTTTATAACGAGAGAAAGAAAATAGATATGAAAAAAACAATACTTACACTAGGGCTATTATGCACCCTATTATCTGCGTGTGCTTATAAACCCATAATTGATACGGCTGGAAAGTCATCATCTAATTTTAATACTGACCAAGCAAAAGAAATAACTAACAATGTTCAGCATTGTGAAACTATTGCAAAGAAGAATACAAACTTTATTAGCAATATTACTTTCTGGGCATTAAATGAAAATATGGACACAAAGTATGAGTCTATTATGAGAAAATGTTTAACTCTGCGTGGACATGCTGTACTTAACTAGAAAAGGAAACAATATGAATAAATGGATAAACAGAACACCAGATGAGATAAATCATTCAATAGATAATTTATTAAGTGAATGGAATATATCAGATGAACATAACAAAAAAGTCTATACAAAAATATCTGGCTTACAATTAAGAAAGATAAGAATAGTTAAAGGTTGGACTCAAACAAGAGTATCTAAAAAGTTAAAAGTTTCGTTTCAACAGATACAGAAATATGAAAGAGGACAGAATAGTATTTGTAGCATTAATGAGAAAATACTAGCTGAAATTTTTGATGTTGAGAAAGACTACTTTATAAAACCAATACTAGATCGTGATTTACAATTTACACCAAACAAGAGAGGAGAAAATGGCTATACAACACACACAGAAAACGTGGCAAGATAAACGAATTTTGGCTATGAATAGAGTAATAGGTAAAAATAAATATAAACAGGAGTATTATATTGAAGAATACTGTGCAATAATTACTTCTAAAGCTAAAAACAAAAAACAATATAAGGGAGAGAATAATGGCAATTCATAAACTAGAACATGGTCATACGATTGAGTTCAATGAAGAAAAACACGTCTATATACATAATAACGAATATGTAGTTGGAATGAGTACATTACTTGGAAAGTTAGCAAGTCCAGCATTAGAGAATTGGAAGATAAGCACCCAAGTTAATGCTATTAAAACTGAAATGGAAAGATCAGGTATTCCAATAGATCAAATACAAAAGATAGTTACTAATGCTAAATCTAATGCAAGAAAGACAGGAGATAATATTTTAAATATTGGCTCTATGGTGCATAAGTTTTGTGAGATGTGGCTTAAAGGAGAAAAATTTACTGACCCAAGCGACCCTGTAATATTAAGTTGCTTTGAGAAGTTTAAAAGGTTTTGGACTAAACATAAGTTAAAAGTTGTTGAGTCTGAAAAGGTTTTATATTCTGAACGTGGGTTTTGTGGAACTTTAGACTTAATTGCTAAAGACTCACAGAATAACCTATGGCTTATAGATATAAAAACTTCAAAAGGTTTGTTTCTTAATATGGTTCATCAACTACATGGATATAAGTTGGCTTATGAAGAACAGACAGGAAAGAAGATAAATAAGATGTATATAGTTAGACTCCCAAAAGATAGTGGAGATTTTGAAGCTAGACACGTCTTATATAAAAAGGAACACTTGAAAGCATTTTTAGGATTATTGAGTTGTCATAAATCCGAGTTAATGTTTAACGAGTCAGTACGTCAATATAAACTAAAAAAAGGAAAACAAAATGTATCAAAAAACTAAATTTGATAAACCATTCTGTGGGTTATCTATGCGACTCTTTCCGACTGGAAATCAAAGCCCTAAATATGAGTATAGCGGAGAAGCAAGTAAAGTTAAATTTACTTGTAGTATTACCAAAAGAAAATATGGATTATCACAAGTTAATGATTGGTTTAACACACCAGAAGTTCAGGAATATACTAAAGCTGGATATGTCTTAAAGTATATGACTAAAACGCAAGAAATGCAGAATCCACCACAATATGCAAAAGGTAATCTTGAACAGATTATTTGTTTGGTTATGATTAAGCCATACAAACCTAGTGCTAATGTAGATGGTTTTAAACCTATTGGTCAAACTGTTCCACAGTACACACCACAACCAATGACACAGGCTCAACCCTCTGCACCAGATCATGCTATGCCTGTTGAGAAAATGTCTGATATGCAAGATGATGAGATTCCATTTTAATTATGGTTAAATTATCTAAAACACAAGAGCATCTTATTAGCGAGGTCTATAATTTAAAAAAAGACTTCGCTATTAAGTTAGAAGAAATACAAGCATTGTATATGGAAGTTAAACAACAAAGAAATTTAGTTGAAAAATACCAATTAGAAAATAAACATTTAAAACAACAAATTAAACAATTAGAACAAGAACAAGAGGAGATGTTATTATACCCATGATTATATTTGGAAAAGCAATTCACAGAAAATACAACAGACGTGTTGTTAAGATTGTATCAGTAGTATTAATTTTATTATTATCTGTAATACTGATGTCTTGTAATAAATTAGAATTTGATCCAACTACAACTACAATAAAATATATGTTAAAGGAGAAAAAGAATGAGCAATCTATTAAGTAATAAGTCATATGAAGAATTAGAGTTAGCTTCTCAAGAGTGGTCAAATGCTCATAAAAGAGCAATCGTTCTTGATGAGGGTCGTAAAGCAACTTATTCTAAATGTTTCTTAAAACATAAGTTAGACTCTAAAACTGTTATTGAAGCTGAACACAAGGCTAGAACAGATGAAGAATATAAAGCGATTGTAGAGCAATATGCAATAGCTGAAGAACAGCTTATTCGTTGTCGTTATCATTATAACAACCTTGATAAATATGTAAGTTTAAAACAATCAGAGTTAAAAAGAGATTTAGCTTTGAATAGTAAAGTTTAATGAATTTCACTAACGAGAATTGTGGTTTGCTCCCTTTGTTAATCAGTTAGTGAATAAAGCTATTAGCGAGAGTTAATAGTTTGGTAGGGTGGTTTGGCTCTCTCTTGACCACCCTATTTAATGTTTAGTAATATCAAAATATTTTATGCTAGTTTTAGATGTGATGGGAGTTTCAGTATAATTATAATCTATTAGATCAACTTCTGGGTGCTTCTGTATATCAGAAATCATTTTATGGAGTTTAGTTTTATTAGGAGTTACATCTATAAATCTAAAATTAACAAAATGTCCGTAAGGATTATGTATTGTTTCTAATTGAAATTCTAAATCTATAATTACTGCGTCTATGTCCATTCAACATATTACTTCTTTTTGTTCCTGTTTAAAACCTTATCTGTCATTTTAGTTGAGAATGTTGCAGTAAATACAATAATAACTAAATACCAAACACTATCAGGGAGATCGTTTATGATTCTTACCCATTCCTCAAAGTTATCTCTAGTGCTTTCAAAAAATCCTGTACTCAACATTCCAATTAGCCATATGAGTAAAAGTTCATCTTTGAAACTTTTATCTTGGCTTTTGATTCTAACTATATCTGTATCTTTAGCGGCTTCTATTTCTGCGGCTCTTATTGTTTTAACTTTTTCAGCTTTGTGTTTAAAATGGTCGGTAACTTTACCAACTGCTAATTTTGTAAGTGGGTTATTTAATAAACTAAAAATCATAAATAAGTATTACCTGTAAAAAATAATAATGTTATCCAATATAACACAAGAGCAGAATAAATTAAATGAGTAAAGTTCATTCAGGCTTAATATTCCTTATTTTTTATTTTGCAACTGTTTTGCTAGTTCGCAGTAGTGAATTAT